TGCTGCAGAATTTGTTCCATTATCAGTACTTACCTTTCTTCCAAGAGGGAAATTAGCTCCAACACCAGATACTTTCACTGTTAATTTTCTTGGTAATACACGTATTGGGTTATCTGGTAATACTTGTGTATTAAGATTTCCTGCCTCAATAGGAGTATTATAGAATGTGGCAGTTCCAGATGGAACAAATGATGCCTTACGTAATTTAAATGTTAAATCCTGATACTGACTTGCAGTCCAAATTGTACCATTTTGTGATTTAAATAAACTACCGCCAATATATTGTTTAGATACAACAACATTCTCAACATCAGGTAGATTTGTTGTACCAACTGTTTTTTGACCCATTGTAGCAACCCACATCTCATACTTATCAGAAGATGGTGATAAGAATACTAAAGCATATTCTTGTTCAGGTTCAAGATAAATTGGTGATGGGAAACTCAAAGTTGTTGCAACTGAAGCGTCATCCGATACATTAATATTATTTGGATTTACAGCAATTTGTGCATAATCCTGTACAAGATATTTTGTTGGAGTTCCTAATTCAACATATCTTAATTCAACAAATAATTTTGCTTTATCATCTTTTGATCTAAAGAAAACATCAAATGAAGTTAAGAAAGCACCTGTTTCATCAACTGTAAAAGATTGTGCTAATGGATCTCTATGAGGAGCTACATATTTTTCTTTATCTATCTTATAATCTAGATTAGTTCTGGTAGTTATCTCACTTGGACGTGTTCCAGATGGAGGGGGTGGATTTCTTACAGATACATTGCTTTGTACTTGAGTTTGTATGGTGCCTGTTCCTGTAAATGTACCAGATGCATCACTAGCGTGATCAGTGCTACCAGGAACGGGTATAGTGCCCTCTGGTGCTGCTGTAACTCTAAACGTTTTCTTACCTGTGGCAAATAAAGTGGGTGGTTTTGGTGTAGTATTTGCATCTCTGAAGAAAAATGCACCCAATAAATCACCCCAGTTATCACTAAACAAATCAATGCTGGATACAGTTGCAACTGCTCCACTACTCTTACCAACTATTTTAGCACCTTTAACTATATAACCAAAATATTTTTCATTATTAGCTAAAGATATTGTATCAATATTAAGTAACTTTGATGTAGCAGAATATGTATCTGACGGAGCAGGTCTTGTTGTATCAAATGGATCAACAGTATAAGTCTCAACTAAGACTGATGGAGAACCTAAACCAGCACCAACATCTGGTCTTGATGCATCTCCAAACTTATGATTTGGTTTTTGAGTTCTTGCAAACGCTATCTGGGAACCATTTAATTCTATGTTTATGTCTTCAAAAACACTAAATGTTCCAGAAACCATGTTGATTTCAACTAATTTAGGGAATATATCAGGAACTCCATTATCAAGATAATGATAATGTCTTGTGTTTGGTCTTAATCCATTTGCATTGAAGAAAACATTTCGTGAACGCATAAATGGATCTGCTTTACTTGTTATCTTGATACTTTCAACATAATCAAACTCATGTCCAGGACCTTGTAATACATTTTGATATGTTGTTTTAATTTGTTGATTTGTAGCATATGTTGAATTATAGATTTTAATTCTTCGTCTGTAACAACCAAAATTTGGATCATCAATATCTGCAAGTTCTTCTCTTCCAACAAACTCAGTATTAGTTGAGACTACCTCTTCATTAGCAACTTCTGCCCATTGAGCACCAGTAGACTCCTGTCTACTGTTATTGGTGTATATTGTTCTTGTCCAATTATCAGATGGTGGATCTAAGATTATACCACCCATAAAAACAATAACATTAAATGGGTTAACATTTTCAACCTGTGTTGCTTGTGGTTGTGTCAACCAATCAACCTCTGTATAATTTAATGTTATCAAATCACCTGTTTTCTTACAATTAGGATCTAATAATTGTAAATTAGAGTTAAGATCAGCAGCGTCAATATCAATAACTGGATTTAATGCTAACTCTGGGTTAATAGACCAAAAATCAGTTGCACTTACTAATTCCTTGTTTATAATATCTACGTCACATCTTGATCCAGTCTCTGTTCTAAAGTCAATAAAACTTCTACTTGCAAAATCATTAACAACAAGACCAGTTTTAAATCTATCAAGACCATCAGCATCTCTTACTTGAAGTGATTGAGCATTCAATTCTAAAGCACTTAAAGTTGTTGTTAATTCTAGATTTTCAATTCTCTTTTCAAGTGCACCAATATCTCTCATTGTAAATCTCTTATTTTCAAACATCTTGATGTTTGGAGATTTCACAGTATCAAAAAGATAAGGTGGTAAAGAAATCTCAGCGATTTCCATTGAATTTCCTTGTTCAGTTGGAGGTGCTGGTTCCTCTGCAGGTTCACCCTTTACTAATTTTACTTCTTCATATTGGTTAATTACTATTTTATCAATTCTTGATAAGTAATAACTGTATCCTAATATCGAACTTTCATTTGGTGTGACAACATATGGATTTGTTGACACAAATTCTCTTGCTGCAAATGAGAATGGAGACACTTCATGAGCTTCACCTGGAACATTATTGATAGGTTTTACCCTTGGTCTTAAATCAATTACGTCTGTTGCTCTATTTCCATCTATTAAAGGAATATCATTAGAATATCTTTCTTTTGTATATGAGTTTACTGAATAAAAATCACCACTGTTTCCACTAGCTACTTGATATTGATCAAAAATTACTAATAATTTTTTAGATGGGACACCTACTTTTGCTTTTCTTACAATTTTAGAAAAATCACAATACTGTGCTTTGTGCCCTTTATCAAGAGTATAATTATTGGTACGATCAACAAAATTACCTGCTATTGTTCCTTGTAGGATAGCTTCGACACCAGACTCTTTGAATTCAACAACTTCACCAACTGTAAATCTATTTCCATTCAAATAAACAAATCTGACTTCTGTTGCACTTGGACTAGAGACTATTTGACCTACTGCTCTACTATCTTTACCATATATCTTTTCTCCTATTACAGCAGTTGTATTTAAAGATAGTCCAGAAACAAATGTAAGAGCATCTAATGTTGGGATAGCAGTTGTTTTTGACTCAAATACAGCAATAACCTTAATAACATCAGGTACGTTAAGTGAAATTTCTCTATCTTCAACTCTTAATCCATAAGCATTACTTGGTGTTAGTAAACTTGTTAATGTAGATACACCAACTGTTCTAGTTACTTCTAATTGCTGACTTCTAACATAATCTTTTGATTTACTAGAAGCACCAACTTTTTTCATAGTGACATTTACAGTCACTTGAGTTGCCGAGGATTGTGATAATCCATTAAATGTAATATCATTACTTGCATTATTAATTGAAACTTGATCTGCAGTTAATGTTTCTATTAAACCATTTTGATAATGAATAGAATATTTTTCAGCATCAAATGGTTCAAAGAAAGCACTAGAAATTCCAGAACTAGCGTCTAATCCTGCTTGAGAATTGATTGTTAGAGATCCACCTGAAACTGTTTGATTATTAATCTGTCTACTAATAATTAAATTAGAGTTTGAAGTATCAACATTTGAAATAATCTTTCTTGGTAATTTTGAAAATATACCAGAATTTTCAAAGTTTAAAATTTTAGGAACTTTAATTCTAAATGATGATGAAGTTGCAGTTACGGTTCCTGTATTTACACCTACAACATTTTCTGTTGCTGCTATGGTTAATATTTTGCCATCATTAGAAATTGCATTAATTTTATTGAATACTGGATCTTGGTAATTACCCCTATTATATGAAATAATTGCATCTGTATTAATACCCACACCAGCAAAACTTCTATTTGCAACACTTGCTGCACTTCCAACTATGTTTATTTCATCTGTGATTGAAAAATTTGGTAGAACACGATCATATAATACTGTGTCAGCATTAAATGTTGATATACCTGTGGTTCCAAATGTGTCTTGATATATTGATTTTACATCGTCAATTGTAAATGCTAATATTTCTTTAATTGATATATTATCATTTACAATCCTTTCATTAATAATAATTTGTTCACCTTTTATGAAGGTGCCAGTTGTTTGTGATAATGCTACTTCGTTTAAACCAGTCGTACCAGCATTTTTTGCAGCATATCCTATCGCTCCACTTGCAAGACCTCTTACTTTTGTACCTGTAGGGATGAGACTTGTTGTGAAAGGAGAACATTTTAAAATTGTAAATGTTTGAACATCATATAAATGCAAATCCCAAGGTGTTGTTGCACCTGAGTATGATGCATCAGAAAGTCCAAAAGAATATACTCTTGCTTCTCCACATTGTATTCCTTCTGCTGATGTTTTGTTAGAACCAACTCTTTGACTTCTTAATTGAACGACATTTGTATTATTTCCACCAAGACTTATTGTAGGTGCACCATTAACGTTATTTACTTTTATCAAACTACCCATATTAAATGGGATAGATGCGTTCTTTATTGTTTTTGTGCTTCTTGGTTTTTCAATATCAAGAACAGTTGTGCTTGGTAATGCTACATCAAAACCTCTGACATATGCTTTACCTGGAGACAATTTAACACACATCAAATCATCACTTGGTACATTTCCTTCATCTGTAACTTGAGTCTCAGTATATAATCCACCTGATCCTACTTCATCATTTAATGAGTTCTGAGTTGTAACACGAAATGGTTCAACTGCATAGTTTCCTGATTCATCAAATGTTCTCTTAGCAAAATATTTCCTTAATTCCGAATATACAGAGCTATCTTGTAATTTTTTAGTTTGACCTTCATTTGTTCTGAATAATTCTACAAAATTAGTATCTTGAAAATCTTGTAAATCTTTTTTTGCTAGTTTTACTGTAATTTTAAATCTATCGGCACCAGGTGCTGCAAAGTTTGTAAACCCTTTTGCATTATCATATAATGAAGAATCATCATTTGCATTTACAATCTCTTCTAAAATTTCAAAACCAACTCTATATGATGGAGTGTTATTATATGGTTCTAAAATAATTTGTGAAGTTGGTACATCCACAAAAGTGCCACGCATAAAATAAACACCCTGATTAACACCAAATGCAGATCCTGTGGCAGTTGCATTTTCAGATACGAGTGTAAGAATAGTTTCTTCAATATTTAAGGTAGTATTACCATAAGTAACATTATCCTCAAGTATTAAAACTTCACCATCTGGAAATGCTGTGCTCTCACCACTAGTTCCTGATTGATTATACTTTATAAAAATTGTAATATCATCAACTCCCTCCTCTGGTGGCAGAATAAAGTTTTTGATAGTTGCAACTATGCCTGAACTCTGACCTCTAACTCTTGTACCTTTTCCATTATTATTAGCGATGATATTACTTAGATAAACTGAAACATCAACACCTAAGTGTGTTGCGTTGATTTTTGCAGAAAAATAAGTTGGATCATATTCAATACCACCAGGTATGACCATTGATCCTTCTTTAAATATATGTTTTCCAAACGACTCTACTTGATTTTGAAGTAAAGATTGTAAACCAGTTAATTCTCTTGCCTGTACAGGGTAACCAGGTTTAAATAGAACCTTGTAAAAGTTTTTGTCCTTATTAAAATCATCATAATAAGGTGATATATTTAAGTTAGTCTTCTGTGGCATCGGTTAAAATTCCAGTATGATTTTTATGTCTTCTTTTTGACGAGGATTTCTATTAATTATAGGTCTATTATCTAGATAGATTATTTCACCAGACCCTTTATTTATCTCACTATCAGATAACCCTTGTGCGAATGTTGTACCTAAATTGATAACTTTATTCCCATTAGGGTTAATTGTAGCATCAGAAAAAGTGACATCCACCGCCCCAGAAAAGGTTGATGCTGTACCAACTATATTATTTGATGTTGCGACATTCTCAAATTCATATACTCTGCCTGATGTTGATATTCCTGAATAATCAGTTTGGTCTAAAGTTGTTCTATTGAAATTTAAAGATCTATCTTTAAAATATTTCAAAACTTTAGTCTCAAGATCATAGGATGCCACAAAACCAGTTGCGACTTTACCAATGTTTGGTGAAACTGAAAGTGTTTGTTTTATTTCTTCACCGATTTTTGGAGAAGAACCAGTTATTGTACTGAATTTTACTGCTTGTAATGACGAAAAGGTATTATCAGTATATGTTATTGCAGTTCCTACTTTGGTTGGATTTTTTACTATTCCAACTTGTGCAAATTTTGTATCAATTGGAAAATCTTTAGTAGAATCATCAAATCTAGCATAAACAATCACTCTATCTGTGCCCAATTCAGTATATACATCACTTCCGTGTCCTAATTTTGGTGGTATGATAGGAATTAATTTTGCAGTTTGATTTGTTGCGACATTACTATTAAGAGTGCCTAAGTCAACAAGTGCATAACTATAACCTTTTCCACCAGCACTAACTGTAACATCTGTTATAGTTCCTGCAGTATCTACATCAACTCTTGCCTTTGCTCCTGTACCATCACCAATTATATCTACCTCTTGACCTAACCCAACTGCGTAATTACTACCACCATTTTCAATATAAACGTGTTTTATTTGATTTTCATTTACAGATGAGTCTCCATTTTCACGAACCGCCCTAATTTGAGCATCGGTAGAAGATGACCAGTTATTTGGGACAGTAATAAATTCAGTCGAGTCAAATTTAATAATATCACTAGGTGAAACAGTGAAAAGATACTTCCAAACATATCCATCTCCACTATTCCCTGCTTTTGATGGTTCGAGGTCTGTGAAGGTTGGTTCGTCTTGTGAAACGTTTCCAAGAAGGTTAGTTCCACTTGATCCATTATCAATACAAACGTAAACTTTGAAGTCGGAATTAAGTACGTAGTAGTTCGCATCATACAATCTGTTTGCTTTAGTTAAAGGACTTTGATTAGTGGCACTATAATCATCTCTGTATATTTCATATCTATTTCCAGACACCCAGTCAACTCTTCTTATGATTCTTCTTATATTTGCTGATGATACTTTTTTACCAAACATCATAGTATCACCAGAATGTGCTCTGTATGAGAAACTATCTATAGGTGCAGGAGTATTTGAGTTCCAATTTCCTGATCTTCCATAACCCACAACAGTATCTGATCCTGTTGGATTTGATAATCCTACAAAAACATAGTATGAATTATTTGTATTTTCTACTGATTCAACAAAGTTATTTGCGTTCAGAATTCTAAATTGGTCAGTAACTATTGCCGACATCTTAAAATTTTACTTTTCTTTTTATTTATAGTGGTTATTTAATCAAAGTCCAAATACCCTGATCGCACCAGTGGATCTGAGACCCCTATGTGATGTTGGATCATAATTTTTTCTTTGAATGGTTGGGAATGTTGTTAATCCAGTATTAACAGTTAATCCAGTAACACCTATTGATATAGGATTACTTGAACGGACTCCATTATATAATCTACCCCAACTTAATCGACCCAATGATATAGAAGTTGTTATTCCAGCAGGATAATGGAAACCTTCAGTTGAAATACCAGCGATGTTAGATCCATTTTCAACATTACAAATAATTTCACCATCCTTATCAATATTTGTAATTGATGCAACCTGATAAACATTATCTAAGAAGGTTGTTCCTATACCGACTATGGAAGAATTATGACCACCAACTGATGTTACTCCATGACCAACTGACGTATCCCTTATAAAGACTGGATATCCAGCAAGAAGACTTGATGCATTTTTTGTTGCTCTGAAGAAGAATTTAAGTGCACTTTGACCACTAACTGTAGTGGTTGTAATACCAGTGATAATTCCTGTAAATCCTTCTACATTGTTTACTGATGTAATCTTATCGGTTTGGAATGGAGGTAATTCTATAATAACTTCTGGTGGATTAGAGTGAGTGTAACCAAAACCAACAGCAGTCAATGATGTATCAGTTACTGTACCATTTGTTATAGTGGTTGTTGCAAATGCTGTAGAACCAATACCAGTCGTGGTTCCAGAACCAATTGGTGGACGAATTGAAATGCTTGGTGCTGATATGTATCCAGAACCAGCATTTGTTATGTCAATTGAGATGGTTCCAGCAGCAGAAACTATCGCAGTTGCTGAAGCACCAACATTAATCTTTCCTGATGTAATTAGGGCATCAACTTCAAATTGTGATAAACCGTAAACATCATCTTCGTAAATAAATGACTCAACCTCATCAACAAATATACTATTTGCACTATTTGTTCCAGAAACTATTGATAGATCTCCGATAATTTTTGCAGTAGGATAAATTTGTGGTTCAATAGAAGGTCTTGATTTGTCAATAACTTGACCATTTATAACTAAATCAACTTTTTGTTTAGTCCATCTAATTGGTTTTTCATTTACTTCATCAACACCTAATCCAGTGTAGATATTTGTTTCAACTAAATCTGCACCTAATATCTCTTTAACTACTCTTTCACCTGTTTGAGATGTAGTAATACCTGCAGGACTTTTTGAAATTTTTAATTCATCACCAATTTTAATTGTTTCTTGAATGTCAACAATTTCAACATCTACTCCATCTTGACCTTTATAGAAGAATATATCAACTTTGTCATGATCATTCGCACCTGGTGATGTTTCACCAGTGGGT